AACAACTTATGTAACTATAAATAATCCTACTACAGCAACTAATATGGATGTAGATTATGTAAGAGTATCTCGAAGTGATATTGCACCTAAAAAATTAGCTAGTATTACTTACGATGCTTATTTACAAACTAATAAGGTTGCAGATGATGTAAATAATAGTAGTGCTTTTGGACTTCCTGCAAAAGTAATTAGAAAACCTGATTATGGTTCTTTTATTTTAAGTCCTATACCAGGTGAAGGAGAATATACCGTTAGTTATGATTACTATACAACTCATACTGACTTATCAGCTCATGGAGATAATATGGGATTACCTGATAGATTTTCCCCACTTATAATTGATCGATCAAAATATTATGTTTATATGTTAAGATCAGATCCACAACACGCACAATTAGCAGATAGAGATTATCAAAGAAAATTAAAATTATTAAAAACAGATTATGGTACACATGCAGATTATATGAGATCTGACACTATTGCCGAAAGTATTGCAACAACTGTGGTATAACAATGATTAAAACAGAAGAAAAAAATTATTTAAATGAAGTAGCAAAAAATAATAAGAATATAAAATATCAACCTAAAAAAATAGAAACAGAGGTTGCTGATTTAAGTAAAAGTAGAATTAAACAATTATTACAATTAAAAGAAGAAGCTGAACATAATCAAGATTTTGATAAACTTAAAATAATAGAATCTGAATTATTTTTAATGAGATCATAAGATGGCAGGAACAGATACATCACAGATAGCTCCATATACAGCTAGTTGTGGAGGTGGACTTATATTAAACAAGGATGTATATAATATGCAACCTGGTGAAGCCCTACAACTTACTAATTTTGAACCTTCTATTCAAGGTGGGTATAGACGTATTAATGGTACAACAAAATACAATTCAACAATTGTACCTCAAGTATCAGCTTCAAGTGAAAGAGTTTTGTTATCTGCAATTTTTAATGATATAATTATTGCAGGACGAGGTGGAACTGTTTATAGTGGAACAACAAGTGGATCTTGGACATCAAGAGCTACAAGTAAAGGAACAACTTATACTTATGATTTTGATAAATTTAATTATGATGGTACAGATAAAATTATAATTGCAACAGGATCAGCAGCAGCATTTACTTTAAATACAAGTTATACAGAAGATATTATAAATGCAACAGGTGGAGGTACAGCACCTACAAATCCTAAATATGTAAAGTCTTTTGCTAATCATATGTTTTATGCTGGAATGTCTGATGCTACGCATAATATTATATTTTCAGGACCTTATACAGAAGATGATTTTGATACTAGTGCAGGGTCGATTAAAGTAGGTGATGTTGTTACAGGATTAAAAGTTTTCCGTGATGAACTTTATATATTTTGTCAAAGAAGAATTTATAAAATAACAGGAACTAGTTCAAGTAACTTTGCATTAGCAGAAGTTGCTAAAAACGTTGGTACAATTGCCCATCATTCAATTCAAGAAATAAGTGGAGATTTATTATTTTTATCTGCTGATGGAATTAGAACTATTGCAGGTACAGAAAGAATTGGTGACGTTGAACTTGGTACGGTTTCAAAACAAATACAAGATAGAATTAATGATATTACTTATACTAATGTAACTTCATTAGTAATAAGAGATAAATCACAATATCGTTTATTTTATCCAACCGATGGGGCTGAAGATAGTTCTCGAGGAATTATTGCAGTAATTAAAATTAATCCTAATACAGGACAATTAGGATATGAATACGCAGATATAAAAGGAATAAAAGTTTCTTGTTGTGATTCGGATTATATTAGTAATGTTGAAACAGTAGTTTCAGGTGGATATGATGGATATATTTATAAACAAGAATCAGGACACGAGCTAGTGATACTAATGCTTTAGATTCAACTTACCGATCACCAGATATGACAATGGGTGATCCTGGAATTAGAAAATCCATGGAAAGAATAAATCTAAACTGGAAACCTGAAGGTGAAGTTTCCGCTAGTATGTATATTCAATATAATTATAACGATACCGATACTCCTCAACCTAGTTTAATTAGTTTAACATCAGCAGGTAGTGGAGCTTATTATGGAGCAGGAAAATTTGGAACAGCAGCTTGGGGATTAGGTGATTTGCCTATTACTAGAAAATCAGTAGAAGGATCAGGTTTTGCAGTTGCAGTAAAAATAACAGATACAAGTACAAATCAACCTTGGGCAATCAGAGGATTTCAATTAGAATTCGTACCAGGAGGACGGAGATAAGATGGGAGCAACATATACTAGACAGAGTTCAGCGGGCATAGTTGATGGTGGTGTTATTGAGGCATCAGATATTAATAATGAACTGGATCAACTTTTAGCCGCATTTGTAGCAGCATCAGGGCATACCCATGATGGTACCGCTGCAGAAGGTGGACCTATAACAAAATTATTAGGCACATCAATTACAATTGGTGATGCTAGTTCAGGCACAGATATTGCTGTAACCTTTGATGGTGAATCAGCAGATGGTGTACTTACATGGATGGAAGATGAGGATTACTTTAAATTCTCTGATGAAGTCCTAATGAATAGTACAGAAAAATTATTATTTGGTGATACAGGGACTTATATACATCAATCAGCAGACGGTGTATTAGACTTAGTATCCGATACTGAAATAGAAATTAATGCAACTACAATAGATATTAATGGTGCAGTTGCAATGGATGGTGCTATTACTGGTGCTACTAATATTACCTTATCAGGTGAATTAGACGCAGCAACTTTAGATATTTCTGGAAATGCAGATATTGATGGAACTACAAATCTAGACGCAGTTGATATTGATGGTGCTGTTCAGTTAGATGCAGCACTTACGGTTGGTGTTGATGATACGGGATATGATGTAAAATTCTTTGGTGATACAGCAAGTGCTTATATGTTGTGGGATACATCAGCAGATGATTTAGTTTTTGCAGGATCTGCAGGAATAGATCTTGCAGGTGATATTGATGTAGATGGTACAGCTAATTTAGATAATACCGATATAGACGGAACTCTTGCCGTTGATGGTACAACAATTTCATTAGATGCAACAACATCTTTAAATATAGATAATTCAAATACTTCAAATGGTATTACGATAGGTACGGCAACATCTGGTGTACCTATTTCAATTGGACATGGAACTTCAGAAGTAACAGTTAATGATAATCTTACAGTCACAGGAACACTAACTTTAGGTTCTGGTGCGGAATTAACAGAAGCAGAATTAGAATTTTTAGATGGGATCACTGCAGGTACTGCAGCCGCAAGTAAAGCGATGGTTTTAGATTCTAGTGCAGATATTACGGGTGGTAGAAATCTAACTATCTCTGGTGAACTAGATGCTGCAACATTAGATATATCAGGTAATGCCGATATAGATGGAACTACAAATTTAGATGCTGTTGATGTTGACGGAGCAGTACAAATTGATAATACTGTAACTGTTGGTGTTGATGATACAGGTTATGATGTTAAATTTTTCGGTGCAACTTCTGGAGCTTATATGCTTTGGGATGAATCCACAGATGATTTAGTATTAGCTGGTGCATCAAAATTATATTTATATGATGCTGCTGGTGGTGAATATCTTTCATCTTCAGGATCAGCTTTAACGATAGCTTCTGGAGGTATAGCATGGGAATTACCAACTGCAGACGGAAGTGCAAATCAATTATTAAAAACAGATGGTTCAGGAAATTTAGATTGGACTACAGTATCAGGAACAATTACAGCTTTAAACAATCAATCAGCTAATCGATTAACAACAATTGGTTCTACAACAACAGAATTAGATGGTGAAGCAAATTTAACATTTGATGGTACTACTCTTACAGCTACAGCTCTTACGGTAGATGATGTTGCCGTAGATGGCAAAGTTGTAACTATGACAGGTTCAGCTAGTGATACAGCTGTATTAACTGCTGGAACAAATGGAACATTAAGCATAGTAACAACTGATGCAGCAGCTGCTGCCGCAAATATTCAAATAACAGCAGATGGTACCGTAGATATTGATTCAGCAGGTGTACTAACTTTAGATTCAGGAGCAGCAATAAATATCGAACCCGCTTCTGGTTCAGCTATTTTATTAGATGGTACAATTAGTGTAGATGCAGGAGTCGTTACAGGAGCAACTTCAATTACATCTACTGCTTTTGTAGGTGATATAACAGGAGACGTAACAGGTAATACTTCAGGAACAGCAGCTACAGTAACAACTGCAGCTCAAACAAATATAACAAGTTTAGGTACACTTACAACTTTAACAGTTGATAATGTAATTATTAACGCTACAACAATTGGACATACAAGTGACACAGATTTATTAACATTAACTAGCGGTGTATTAACAGTTGCAGGCGAAGTCTCAGCAACAACACTTGATATTGGTGGAACAAATATTGGTTCAACAGCAGCAGAACTTAATCTATTAGATGGTTCAGCTAAATCTACATCTTCTATTACAGTAGCAGATGCTGATGCGTTAATTGTTATAGACGGAACTACAA